CACCTTCAGGCTGCGGTGCCTTCAGGCCGGGTTTGCCGGGATTAGCTCGGTTATAAGAAGCCCGACCTTTGGCATTTAAGCCGCCAGCAGGATTTTTGCCTTCTTTGCGCTGCCAAGCCGGAGACTTAGCCATAAATCACCATCGTCGAGATTACGGTTGACGGAACGATATAAATACTGGTCTGGAAAAGCAGACCTTCGCCCGGCATCAGGACGTAGTCCGGTGAGCTAGAACTAGCAAGGGTATTTACGGTAATTTTGACTGGGCCAGAAGCCCCGCCATCCCGAAAAGTCACCGTGCCTGCGCCTGTATCGGGAACGATATAAATCGCTTTTACGCGAGAACGCCCAATAACAAGGCTATTTTGATCCAGTAGGTCGCCAGCAGCAACGGCGACCTTACTAGCTAAGACATCTGTTTGCATACCCATCTGAGTCTCCTGTAATGGATGAAGGGGGCTAACGCCCCCCTACGAAATCTTACGGAGTCAAGCTGGAATACAGCGCGATGTACTTAACGGTCGAACCAATCTTGACCGGAATATAGCCAGCTTGAGCCGAAACCGAACCCGTGGCAACGCCTTGAGTGACCGTAGTGGTACCAACCACAAGGGTTCCCGTTGCAGTGATCGTGACGGCGTTAACAACCGTGCCAGAAACCGAACCAACGATATCGCCCTCAAAGCCATTGTCAGACTTAACCGGGCCGGAAAAAGTAGTACGTGCCATTTCAATTCCTCACATGCGAGTAAGTGTTTACCAGTCTGCATGTCGTCAGTCGGGTCTGTCTGGTAAACGGTTTTTTCCCGATAACGACTGTATATCACTAAAAAAGAGGGGCTACAAGCATCGCTACTCGTAGCCCCCCAACTCTCTAGGTCACCATCAAACTATCAGGACGCGCCCGGCGAACCGAACATGCCCAGCGGATCCGACCAGCCGAAGCTATAACGCTCGCGGCTCTTGTACCGGACGTTGCCGGTGTCGAAATCGCCGTCCATGCTGTTTTGCAGCGGGGTACGAACGAAGTGCTTCATGCCGTTCGGAACGTCGGTCGTCAAGAACCAAGCATTCGTGTCGGTCAAGAAGTGGTTCACGGTGTAACCGCCCGGAATCGAACCCATCGCCTTCAACGCGTTGATGTCGTTGTCAGCGGTCGCAACACGGAGTTCCGTGTCGAGGAGTCGCTTGGCAGTGAACATCAATGACGGGGGCACGATGAGCTTGTTGGGCTTCGCCGCGATCAAGAGACCACGTTCGTCGGTCCAACCAGCGATCTGAATGACAGCCGCTTCCAACGAAGTTTCGTTGAGGTCAGAAGCCGTCAAACGGTTGCTGTTGGTACCACCCGAAACAAGCGGATGCGAGGCCGAGAACAACGGCTGTCCGTCACCGCCCGCATAGGACGAGGAGAAGCCATTGTTGAGGACCGACGCCGCCTTGACCTGCTTCGTGTACGCCATAGCGCGAGCAAGAGCCTTCGTATAACGCTTGCTGAGCGAGTCGTACAGGTTGTCTTCAACCGCTTCTTCCGTGATGGAGAAGCCGAGAGCGATGGTCTCGTGGTTGTAACGAGCCGTCCAAGCTTCCTGCGCGTTGTCATACGCAATGGCTGAACCTTCGGCTTTCACCGGAGCAGCGGAGAATCCGCTCAGCTTCGTCTCTTCTTCAAAGGAACGCTCGGAGGTCTCGGTATCGTAGATCTCCTTGTGCTCCTCACCATAGGACTTGTACTCAAGACCGAACAGGGCGTTCAAGCCCGGCAGGAGCTCTTTGAGTAATTGTGCACGTGAAATAGCCATGTTTCAGAACTCCTATTAAACGCCGAGCGGGTTGTTATAAGCGTGACCACCCACGATCAGCGAAACGCTCGTCAGATACGGAGCGTTAAACTTCACGATTACCTCGGGGTAATAAGTGGTGCCGCTTGAAACAAACGCCGTGTCTTCGACGACATCAATGATACGCATCGGCAACGAGCGCGTGACCGCAACAGAACCAATTTCCAAACCCTGTTGCGAATCATTCGTCGTCGTATTCAGCGTATTAGCAACGAGCGCAACGTTCTGTCCCACATCCGAGTACTCAAACCCGTCAGTAGTCGAGACAACGAGCGAAGCCGTCACACCAACAGCCTTGAACAGGGTGTCCGGATCATCGGCCACATACGCAACAATGTACGTGTTAGCCTTGACCGAAGTGCCCGAAATCCAAGCCTGCGAGTAGGTCGGCTGACCCGTCACAGAGGACACGAACGTGCAGCCCAAGAACACACCAGCGAAACCGCCATTGGGAGCCGTCGTCGTAGAAGTCGTTACTTTAACGGTGCCATCGGTATCAAACTCAACCGGGTCGCCGTAACCAATGCTTGACGCACTGGAAGCGATACGACGCTGACGAGTTGCACCGGCAAACACCTGCCCACCGATCAGATTGATCGGCTTCAAGCCATAAGGCTTGTCAACGGAAGGATAAGCCATTTGTTACTCCAAAAAAGAAAGTTATTTACCTTTACCAAACGAGGTACTGGACTTGCGTTCATTGAACAGCGGCATCCGCTCGTCGTTTAGCCTCATAAAGTTATTGTCTACGGACTGGATTTGAGCCTTTGCTTGCTGTTCGTAATAGTCATTACGCTGCTTCATTAGCTCTTCCGGTGCCTTACACAACAACAGGCCGCCAATCTCGATATTCCCTTTAAATTTGGAAGTCGGATCGGCATGGTGCATCAGTTCCGGATGATCTTCAGCCTTTACAGGCTCCCAACCTTCACGAAACTTTGCGGAGGTATTCGATGGGTCAGCAGTACCCATGATACTAGTCCGGATATATCGAAAGACCCAACCCGGCTGCGGATTTGGGGCCGGTAGCGTCTGAGGTGGGGTCCAAGTTTTTGTGCGCTGCGCGGATTCTCGACTTTCGAGTTCACGTGCGAGTCTGTTACCAGTCATTTTAGTTACTCTCCAGTTTCATAAGTTCTTTTGCGTACTGTTCATTGCTCAGACCAAGCTTCTTGGCTAGGGCAACTTGAGTCGGTGTCAGACGAATCTGACGAGGCGCGGTACTCCGCGTAACTGGTGCAACCACATTGGCTGGTTTTGTGCGAGCAGGCTTCTCAGCCTCCTTCGTTTGAGTCTGCTCTTCCTCGAAATAATCGGGGAATCGCTTCCTCATCGTCGTGTTAACTCGGTCGTAATAATCGTCGCTACGCGGATCGACTCCAGACCGGACCAGTTTTTCGTGCAGTCCAAGTGCGAGGGCGGTCATCTCCTCGTCGGTGCCAAACCACGGATTCTTATCCTTCCACGCCTCGGCCTTTGGGTCGATAGCAGGTTGGGGTGCCGGGGGCACTTGGTACTGTTGAGATTGTTGTACTACTGATTCTTCCTCTTGTAAAGAGGGGCGGAAGTTTTCGTACTGCTTAATTTTAAGCTTAGCTTCAGTCAGGGCTTCTTGGGCATCAGTAATTTTTTCGGCGTCCCCCGACTCATAAGCCTGCTTTAGACGATCCTTAGCCGTAGCCAAGTCGTTATTAGCCGACTTAGTAACTTCTTGGATGTAGGCTTTCTCGCCATTACCCAACCGTTGCTTTAACTGGCGGATCTCTTGTTCGCGCATCTGGGCAAAACGCAGAGCTTCTTCCTTCTCTCGTTCGGCGGATTCTTTAGCGCGGCGCTCGTCGTGCCAGACTTTTTTCATCTGGGAGAGGCGCTTCTTGACCTTCTCGGAATACTCGTCAAGGTCATCCTTATCCAGTTCATCCACTACATCTTTCGGTAGCGGCTTGCGACCCCGGTCTTGTGGTGGGGTATCATCTTCAATCTGAACCTCAAAATCGGGTTCCTTTTCGGCTTTCTCAGCCGGGGCTTCCTGCTCAACTTCGTCAGGAAACTTAAATTCCATCTGCTCAGCCATGATTTACTCCTTATGCGCGACGGATTCCACGGGGGTCTTGCACCACCGCTTCTACCGTGTCGTCGTTAATGATGCGGAACTCGCGTCCGTGAATGACAACTCTGGTGCCGGAATAGGGGCGGGTTAGTACAAAATCGCCTTCTTTGCACCACGGACCAGTGGGGAACCGGTCTTTATCTGCATAGCAGAGGTCGCCCATCTTGATGACAAACAGAACTACAGTAGTCTGCTCCTCAACACGCTTGGTATCGTCTGCTTTGATAATGCCCCCATCGAACTCTTCTTCTACATGCGGGACCGCACACAGAATCCGATAGCCCTTGGGTTCCGGCAGGAGTTTAGCTTTGGCCGCTTCTTCCTGTGTCTTCTCTACGTCAATACTGCTCATTCTTCGTCCATCCTTTTTGCAAGGTCTTTGATATAGCCCACTGCGAGGTCGAGACCCTGTAACGCCCCGCATAGCCTTTTGTACTCACCTTCATCCAATTTGCCTTGGATCAGGTTTTCCACAATCAACGTGCGCTCCTCCTTGAGTTTGGTCTCAAGGTATTCCAGAGCGTTTGAATAGCTCACTTAGTCCTCCTTCTTTGGCATCTCCAATCTTTGCTGTGCAGCTTGCCGCTGCATGTCTGCGGCATCTTGTGCTTTGCCGATCTCAAGTCCTAAGCGCACTCCTTCCATCTGCTGTTTGGCAGAGAGGGCGGCCTTGTCCTTCTGAATGTCCACGCCAAGCCGTGCAGCCTCAAGCTGCTGACGGCCAGAGATCTCGGCTTTGCGAAGCTCCAACTCGTCTGCCTTGGCAGCGGCGTCCATGACATCTTTCTGCTGTTTACGTTGGACCTCGGCCTGCTGGATCTGAGCATCCATCTGCATCTGCTGGGCTTTGGTCTGCGCCTGAAGCTGCTTGATCTGCAAGTCCATCATCTGCATCTGCACGAGCGGGTCTTGTGCCTGCTGCGCGGCCTGTTGCATCTGTACTTCTGCGGTGTCCTTCTGGAGAACCCGTGCGGCAGCGGCTGCTGCCAACTGCGACAACTGCGCCTCGAACTCAGGCGGCAGGTCGTATTCTTCTCGGTCGTCTTGCGGAAGCGGTGGCAAGGCTGCGCCAAGCTGCTTCTCGATCTCGCGGCGATACTGGAACGCTACGTGCTCCATGATGTGCGCCTGCAAAGCAGAGGTTATCTGCTGTGCCATCGGGTTCTGCCCAATGATCTGCGCCATCTTCGGATCTTGACCCAACGCCATGTGCACAGCGATGTGGGCTTCGTGATCTTGGTACATGAACGCCTTGACCGGCTTGCCCGTCATCACATCCATGTTCTCGGTGATGGGGTCGCGTGGCTTGGCATCTTGCGGCAACGGTACGATGCGATCTGCATTTCTCACACCCAACGTCTCGATCATCTGCCGATGAAGATAGGGCAAGTCGTAGAGTTGCGGAGCGGTTTGTGAAAGCTGGAGTACGGCTTGGTACTGCACCACCTTCTGCGACATGGTTGCCGCGTTGGGGTCCGATACTGGAATAACATCGACATCATCGTAGTCGGCTTTCTTTGCCTTGCGATCACCGACTTCCGGCTCGTAGCTATATTCCTCTGGCGTGTTGTCTCGAATGATCGAAGCCAGAAGCTTGAACTCTTGCTTCATGGCGTAGTACACACGCGCTTGCACGGCGGTCATGACCTTGAGGACTCGCTCCAAAACGGCGAGGGTCGTACCAACCGGAGCTTGCGAGGACATGTCCGAGATCTTCAGGTCCGATACCGCAGCGAAGCGGCGTCCTTCCTCGATGATCTTGTCCATCAACATGGACAGTGTTTGGCTTGGCTCCTTGTACGGGAGCGGCAGGATGTTGTCGCGGATCGCGCCTGACGGAATATCTACGTCTCGGAATTCACCCGGAGCGATTGGAGTATCGTCTCCCTTAATTCTAAGTCCTCTAGACTTGAGTCCTCCGGGGAGATTACTGAGGGTTCCGGCGTCCACCAGTTGGCGAAGGAGGGACGTTGCAGCTTTACTGTGTCCCCCGATAAGGTGAATAAGGCCGAAGTAGTAAAATCCAAATCCGGGGATATATCCGTAATGGACAAAGTGCTGTCGTCGCGCTTTGAGCTTGTCATCTTCTCTCCAGTTCCTGCGGATAGCCAGAACGGTGCCGGTGCCTTTCTCGATGGTTACTACGTAT